AATAGTTTCGTAAACAACAACTTTGTTTACGCACTCGGTTCATCGAACTGGAACAATCCTGATTCAGACCCTATCGGTGATCTTATCAAGGCGCGTAGGCTTGTAAAAGGAGCAGCAAAGCCTACAGTTGCAGTTATGAACAGCAACACAATGTCGCTTCTTCTTGTCAACAACAATGTAAAGAACTCGATTCTTACACAGAACGTCATTCCTAACATTGTTATCAACGAGGACGATGTTGTTGCTATCATCAAGACAAGAGCAAAACTCGATGTCATTGTTTACGACAAGCTTTACGCTGACGAGGACAAGACAGAGCATTCGTTCTATCCCGATGGCATGGTAACACTTCTTCCCAACGCACCCGTTGGCAAGACATGGTTCGGAACAACACCCGAAGAGAGAGCAGCTATCTCCGGAGCAAACGCAGACTTTGCGCTTGTTGATGGTGTATTCTCGGTTCAGGTTTCCGAAACAGTTGACCCTGTTAACACAAAGACAATCGCTTCTGAGATCGTTCTTCCTTCATTTGAGGGAATGGACAGTGTGGTTGTTATGAATGTCGGTGAAGTCCTTGACAAGACCCTTACGGGTACTGTTGCAGAGGGTTCATCTTCAGGCACAACAAAGGTTACTCTTGATGCTGCACCTTCGGGTTACGCGTACAAGGTTTCCACAACCACAGACAGCCTTGACAAAATCTTCTACGGCACAGACCTTTCGAGTTGGACTGACTACACATCAGGCAGCAATATTACAATCACTGACGGAAAGACATTTGCTATCGCACTTGTTGATTCGACAAACAAACTTGCTGTTGCAGCCGGACTGTTTGTAGCAGATTCTGCATCGTGATCGTGAGGTAACGCCTATGAAATTCGCACATAGCGTTTTTCTTGATGGTGTTTATTATCCTGGTGGGGTAGAAATACCCCATCGGGTTGTTGCTAAACCCGTCAAGGAAGAAAAGAAGATCATTGAGAAGTCCGAAAAAGTTGAACCGGAAGTTACGAGGCGCAAACGCAAAGGCTTAACTGACGAAGGAGAATGATTATGACATTGACTGAACTTACTGCTTCGGTTGCCACGAAAGCACTGACTTATTTGCAAGAAGTCGAACCCGATACGGAACTCACGGCATTTCCATCGTCAATCGTTGATTTTGTAATTGAGTATGCGATAGCCGGATGTCATTTCCCTAACACGCTTACTTACACAGAATCAAAGAAATGTGACATTCTCAAAGGATCGATTTCTTCGCTTGCTATGGCTTGCAACGAAGTGCTATCGAGGGTAAACGCAGAGGGTCAGACAAGTCATGGCGAAAACGGTGTATCGCGTCAATACGATGGATCGTGGATTTCTCCAAAACTTTTACAAGGACTTCCGAATTTCGCAAACACGGTTTACTAAAAACAATCGGGAGTTAGCCTATGAATACTTATGAAATTTTCTTGGCAGTTATGTCGGTGGTCACTCCGCTTATAACTGTTGCGTCATTTTGCTTTGTTGTGAAAAACAATAAGCGTACAGACGTAAAAGACATTGAAGCGAGGGTGGAAGCGATGACTGAGATTCGGGTTAAGTTAGACTCGGTTCTTAAAGGCATGGACGAACTGAAACAAGAGATCAAAACAAACAAGGAGACTGTGGCAGACCTCTCGGAGCGTTTAAAAGCCGTAGAGGAATCCGCAAAACAAGCGCACAAGCGCATAGATGAGATGAAGAGCAAGGACTGATACAATGAGGACGTTAGCGAAAAACAAGCAAAAGTTGTACTATTCTTTGTTTGACGATTCGGCAGAGCAGTACGAGAAGAATCCTGACGGAACAACAAAGTACATCACTATTGATGGTGTGTCAGTTCCGGTCGAAGTCGGAACACAGACAAACAGTTATGCAAAGCCTGTAGATTTTAAGGCAAACATAGCTTTTGGTGGTGATTCTGATATTCAGACCTACGGAATCAGTATCGGTGACTACGATGCAATTATTGTTACCGACAAGAATAAGTACCCGATAAAAGAATCATCATTGATATGGTTTGAAACTACGCCTGTTTATCTTGACCCTGATGAAAAGATAGTTGATCCCAAATCTGCGGATTACACAGTCAAGGCAGCGGTCAATACGCTTAACTACTCAAAGTTCGTGCTTAAAAGGCGCGTAAAAGATGAAAGTTGAGTTTAACCTAGACGAAATCGATAATATGCTGAATTTCATAAACCAGTATATGCACAAGGTTATTGAAAGCGCAGATGTTATCGCTAAACGACTTGTAGACATTGGTGTTGAAACCGCAAAGGCAAATGTAATACCGGAGTATGCTTCAAACGTCTTTTTCACAGTGGAAGAAGATAAGAAGCAAACAAAGGACATTACAAGGGTCAAATACACTATTAACGGACAAGACGCTCCGATATTTCAGGAGTGGATAAACGGAAGTGGCCATGTGGACGGTTACGAAATCTCGCCACTTTTGTTGTCAGAGTTTGGTAGTGGTTGGTTATCCGATGTCAAGTTTGACGGAATGCAAGGAATTGTAGGACAAGGCACAATGCCAAACTCCAAAGGACACGCATTCGATCAAATGGGGTGGGGTTGGTACGATTTAAACGGTCAATATCATCGTTCTATCGGTGTCAGACCTACATACCCTATCTACAAGGCAAGAATGGCTATGTTAGACAAATCACAAGACGTAATAGACCAGGTTTTATACCGCGAGTTAAAGTAAGGAGTATTTATGTGGGTTACAGACAGAGAGAACGAAATCTATACCTACGTCAAGACAAAGGTAAAGGCGAAGTTTAATACTGCCTATCCGGATATGTTCTTTACGCAAGACGATTCACCGAATACACCCGCAAAATTCCCTTGCGTTTACGTTCACTTTTTAGCACCTTATGAAATATCACCATGTCTCGAAAACAAAACTGTTAACGCTGCAATAGTTACCGTGGAATTTGATGTCAAAGTCACAAATGCCATGGGTATCAATGTGGCAAGTGTCGTTTCTGATGCTTGCGTTGATGCGTTAAAAGAGTTGCAATTTGAGATTATTATGTTCCCTGAGTTTCAGAATGTGGGAACAGAAACAAAGCGAAAGATATTCCGCGCAAGACGAACAATCGGAGCGGAAGATATTATCATGTGAAAGGAGAAAAAACAATGAACGGAATTAGCACAGCTAATACAAAGTTCCTTTATTGCGCGGAATCAGTTGCGGGTACAAGACCTACAAGCGGTTACATCCGTGTTCACAACTGCCGTTCCATTCCCGACTTCAACACAGAGCCTAATCAGCTTGATACAACTACTCTTGACAATACAGAGTGGATGTCAAGCACCCCTGGCTTGAAAGACCTTGGTGGCGCAAAGGCTTTCGGTTTCCTCAACAATTCCGAGACCCGTACCGAGTGGGCTGCTCTTATGGCAGCTTACGAAACCGCAAAGGCATCAGGCTTGGCTATGTGGTTCTGTATCTTAGCACCCGATGATTCGGCATTCTACTTTACAGGCGAGCCTTCTCCGCTTGGATTTGGTGGAGCAGAAGTCAATGCGGTTATGGAAGTAAGCGGTTACGTCACAGTTTCTCATGTTGAGGGATTCACAACCAAACCCGCAAGCCTTACATCCACACCCAACGTGGTAGCGGCTGTTGTTGGAACAAACCAGACCACAACTCTTTCAAACAGAGTGGGAACATGCACCGCCACATCGTCAAATGCGGGCGTTGCTACGGCATCTGTTTCGACAAACACAGTTACGATCACACCGGTTGCAGCCGGCACTTGTGTAATCACGATTACAGACGGCACAAGTGGAGAATCGATCCCGATTTTCGTAACAGTAACATCAACCTGATAACGGGATTTATGATGTCAGTAAAGGTGAGGACAGGTGTTGCAACACTTTCTGAGGAATCCCCCGCCAAAGATTACTCACCTTTATATAAACAAGGGGGTTAGATAGTGGTAAATCTAACCTCTCCAATACAAAAAGGAGAATAAAGACATGGCAAACACAACAACACAAAAAACAAGCATTGACGTTGAAGAGGTAAGACCTATTACTATCACAGACACGGAAACAGGAGACAAGTACATCCTGGAGTTTAACGCAGAAAGCGTGAAGTTCGCGGAAGCAAGAGGATTCGATGTTGACGACATTGGAAAGTATCCTATGGCACTCATTCCGGAACTCTTTTATTACGCGTTCAGGATGCACCACAAGCATCTTCCCAAAGAAAAAGTCATGAAGATTTACGACTTTATCTATGACAACGGTGGTTTCCCTGAGAAGTTTGTCTCAAGGTTAAAGGAACTTTATCTTATCCCGCTGACAAAGATGTTTGACTATGATAACAAGTCAAAAAACTCACGAATGACGGTGGAACTGTAACAGAAGAATACCACACAGAAGAACCCGTCAAGAAACAAAAACTGACAGACATCTTTCTTGAATGTATGCCGAACTATCTCTTGTATGGCATGACGGCAGATCAATTTTGGAATTGCGACCCACGGGAGTACGAGGTTTATAGGCATTTATGGCATAAACGCAAACAGTCGATAAACGAGGATTCATACGTTATGGCGACATATGTTTACAGAGCCTTGAACACGGTTATTGGAAATGCGCTTAGGTCATTTTCAAAAAACAAGACTACTCCAGACGAGTGGCTTGATAGGCCGTTTGATATTTACAGAGAAAAGACGGACGCAGAAATCGAGAAAGAAAAAGAAACAAAGAAACAGATTGAGAACGATCGGGTAAAAGCGAGCCTTATGGCCTTGCAGCGGTCGTTCAGCAAGTAAAGGAGCATCGGCATGGGTTACAAGGTTGATTCTTTACAGTTAGAACTTACTGTAACGGCAAAGCAGACTGCGAGTTCACTTAACAGGGTTGCAGACGCACTTAAAAAAATTAAAGAAGAAACAAAAGACATGTCTGCCCTTGTTAAGTTACGCAAGGAACTGACAAGTTTTTCCAAAGTGAACCTTGCACCTATTGCCGATGCGCTTAAAACAATTGCTTCGTCATCTGTCAAAGCGAGAGAAAAACTTGCGAGTATGCTTGCAGAAGTTGACAAAAAGGCAAAACTCGATGTTGCTTTTGAACCCATAGGGAACGCAGAATTTCTTAATAGTTTTACAAACAATCTGCAAGAAGCATCCGACAAGACAGATGCTTTTTCTAGAACAATAAACGCAAGCGCAGAGGATGTTGTAGACGCTTTTGAACCCATAGGGAACGCAGAATTTCTCGAAAGCCTTAACAAAGAAATTCAAGGCGCAACCAAGGAAATGCTTAATTTTGAAGCTGTTGGAAATCCTGAATTTTTCAGGAGTTTTGAAACAAGCATGGGTATGGTTTCCGATGCGGCAAGTCGGATTTCCGGAGCGGAAAAAGATGCAGACGATGCAGCAAAACGGTTCAAAGAAACCTTGAAAGAACAAGGCGATGAACAGGCTCGTATCATCAAACTCGCGGAAAAAGAATTAAGTGAATTAAAAGCAACGAATAAAGAACTCGACAAGACCGGAAAAACCGGAAAGAGAAGTATGCTCGGACTTGAAAAGTCAATAGGCGGGGCGTATAAGGCATTAAAACGATTTGCCAAATATGCGGGTTATCGCGCTATCAGGACAAGTTTTAATGCTATTACAACGTCATTTTCCGAGGGTTTGGAAGCTGCCTATATGTGGTCAGCAGAAGCAGAGAATGGATATAGCGTTCTTGCTGACACCATGAACGAACTCGCAACGGGAGTTTCGCAAGTCAAAAGACAGTTAGGAGCAGTTGCAGGAGAAATAATGACCAAAATGGGGAGTGCGATAAACACAATCCTCAATGGCATAAATTCAATCGCAGATTCCCTTACGGAATTTTTTGCCGCCTTAAACGGTGAAGATACTTACATGAGGGCGAAACGTATTGATACCACATGGAAAGACATAGGCGATGACGAAAAGGACGCAACCCAAAAAGCAAAAGAATACAAAAAGGAACTTCTCGGAATTGACGAATTGAACATACTCGGAAAAGACGAGAAAAAAGGCGGTGAAGAAGCAGAGGAAATAAAAGAGCCTGAATACGAACTTGCAAAGGTGAACCGAAGGAGTTTTGCGTTTGAACTCGGTGCTAATATTAAGGACGTTCTGTTTAATTGGGATAATCTTAACGGAGAGCAAATTGCGCTTAAAATTTGCGGTGCGCTCGGTGCGCTTACCGGTTTCGTTATCGGAACGTCTATTGGTGGCGTGACCGGTGGACTTGCAGGAGCTGCGGTCGGCTTTGTACTTGGGGTAGGCGTAGGAACTATACTGTTTGATGCAGAAAAGGCAAAATACACTCCAACAACCGCCAAACAAGACATTATTAATACCGTCTTTGGCGGAACAGCGGGCGCAGCGGTTGGATTTGCCGTTGGTGGCCCGCTTGGAGCTGCCATAGGACTTACGATCGGAACTGTGATAAGCCTTGCAGTCGATGCTATAAACACCACATACGAAGAAAAAATCTTCGAAGAATACCAAAAAACCGAATTTTGGGATGCGTACCGAGAATTTATGGATGTCACTCTTCCTGAACAACTTGCTTTTGACGAAGAGATTAAAGCAAAAATAGCAGGAATCAGCCTTGATCTCGAAGATACGGAAGTGACGAATCTTGAAGTTGCGAGAGACCTTATTTTGGAGATTTTTGATCTTGATGAAATTGAGAACAAAACTCCAGAGCAAATTGAGGAACTCAAAACAAAGATTGATACATTAAACGGTATGAATCTTGATGGTGTTCGTGTAGAATTTGACGAATTGACCGGAGCAGTCACCACGTCCAAAGATGAACTTTTGCAACACGTAGATGCAATGATTTCAAACGCCAAAGTTCAGGCGGGTATGGAAAAATATATCGAACTGCTCAAAATTGCAAAAGAAGCGGAAGCCGAGAAAATAAAGCGAGACAAGGTGTTAAAGGAAAAGCAAGACGAACAGAAAAAAGCCTACGATGCCTTGGCGGGAGCGCAAGCAAGATACAATCTTTTCTCTAAGGACATAGCAGACGCTACTGAACTCGCTCAGAAAAAATATGGTCTTTATAATGCCGAACTTGTGCTTGGAGAAGATGTCTATAAAGAGCTTCTCAAACAGGAGAAAAAAGCGAGAGATGATATTGCGATTTATACGCTTGCAGTCAATGACGCAACGGAAGCCGTCAGTCTCGAAGAAGCCGAAGTCCAAAAGATGGTCGATGCAAAAATCGAAGCAGAAGAAAATGCCGAGATAATGCTTGGACTTGTAAATGATGAAAAGAAAGCGTTTAATAAAGAAACCACGGCAGTTGACAAAAATACGGTTGCTTTTGGAGAACTCGATTTGGCAACAGATGACTTGATTGAAACCACGGACAATTTAGAAAGTGGACTCAAAGACGTAAAAGACCAAATGGGGAAAACCAAAGACGCTTCTCCGAAACTTCAAAAAGCAATTGAAAATGTCAAAGGTGCATTTAAAGACCTTAAAACCTCTATTGCAGAATCCATTTCCGAACTCGGCAAACTTGACGAAGCCGGAAAGACGAAGCGCACCATTGAAGTCGATTATGCAGTTGGCGCAAACATGAACGATGCCGCTATGATGGCCATGCTTAAAGGTATGGGATTTGAGAAGAAAGCATCTGGTGGTTTTGTTGAGGGCGGTCACTTGTTCTTTGCGAACGAGAACGGTAATCCTGAGTATATCGGCAATATGGGCGGTACAACGGCAGTTGCAAATAGCGATCAGATGTCAGCGGCTATCGAACAGGCAGCTTATGCGGGCATGGCAAGAGCGTTGCAACAGTACGGAAACAACAATAACGGTAGCGAATGGCAAGCTATGAGCGGAGAGGAAATGTATCTCATGCTTAAAAAGAAAGCAACAAGCACATCAAGAAGAACCGGTGTATCGGTTGCATTTTAAAACAACAGGGCGTGACTTGAAAAAACGGGTTGCGCCCTGTAAACTATAGACAAGGAGAAAACGGAATGGCGGCATATAATTACAAAGGCTATCTCATAAAGATATTACATGACGCACCATTGGGTGACTATGTAATTCCGGAGAAGTTTATTGCATTTAACACTCCGAACAACCTTGTTTCAACGACAGATGTTGACGCGTGGAGAGATGCGAATGGTGTGCTTCACAGAGAAACAATAGAGAAGCCTACACCGAAAGTCGAGTTTAATACTCCGTACATCGACAGTAAGTTTTTACAAGAGGTATTAGACGAGATCAGAAAACGCTACGTGAATACTTCTGAGAAGAAACTTCACATGAAAGTATGGAGTGAAGAAAAGAACGATTACATCACGCAATATTTTTACCTGACATCAGATGTCAACTTTACCATATACAAAAAGATTACTCGGAAAGAGTGGGTTGGTGGAGTCCTCACAGACAGAACTTACTTCTTGTATAACCCTATTCGTTTTGCGTTTATCGGTTACGGAAGTAACAGTAATTCATAAAAGGAGCAACGGTCATGATAACATATCCTTACGATTATTACTTTTCGGAAGATTCCGTACAGACAGATATTGTTATCACGGATGGTACGGCAAGTTATTCGGGAACAAGTCTTGTTGTTACCGGCAATACGGTTCTCTTTACAAATGAAAACATTGATTCTGAAAAAATGAGTTTACTCGAAACGCTTTGCTCAGACAACACGCTTCGTTGGGGCAGATGCGAAGCAAGCGAGTTTAAGTTTACAATACATTCGTCAGTAGTTCCCTTAGAGGGAACAGTTCTTAACGCATATCTCTACTTCAACAACGATGCAAGTACGCTATTCAAAATCGGAACGTATAAAGTTGACAGTGATGTTGCGACTGCTTTAAGGACAGTAAGGGAAATAACGTGCTACGACGCGTTATTAGACGTTTTGAATGCCGAGTATATAGATTGGTACAACGCACTTGATTTTGACACTGTAAACACGATTAAGAAGTTCAGAGATGCGTTCTTTACGCACGTAGGGATAACGCAAAAGACGGTATCTCTTATCAATGACTCGGTTGCGGTTTCCAAACTGTCAACAGAGTCGCTTACCGGTTCTCAGATTCTTAACGCTATCTGCGAGATAAACGGAAGATTCGGTCACATTGACAGAGATGGAAAATTTGCATACATCAAACTTGAGCAAAATATTCAAGGCCTTTATCCCGCAGTTGACCTTTATCCGTCACCTACGTTATATCCTCAGAAACCAAAATCAACGCCTATAGCAAGCGGGTCTTATATACCGCCATTGAAATACGAAAAATACAATGTTCCGAGCATTACGCGCTTGCAGATTAGGACTGACGATTCCGATATAGGAGTTGTAGTTGGAACTGTGGGAACGGATTATGTAATACAGGGGAACTTCCTTGCGTTTAATCTTGATGCGACTGCTTTGACCGGAATAGCAACCAATATTCTCGGAGAAATTAGCGGAGTAATATTTCAGCCGTTTGAAGTGCAAATGAGAGCAAACTTGTGCTTTGAAGTCGGAGATGCTATCAGATGCAACGATAACCTTACCGGAGTTGAGGGTTATATTCTTTACAGAAACGCAGTCGGTATTCAAGCAATAATTGATACGCTTAACTGCATGAAAGAACGCGATTACAAACTTGATGCAAATTCGGTTGGGTATCAGTTTAATGCGGTTAACAATAGAACGGCATCCATTAGAAATGATGTTAACGAGGTTTCTGCAACCCTAACGTATCAACTTGACCCCACAGCGGGAGAGCCTGGCGGCACTCACAATTCTTATGCTTATCAGACGGCTCAGGAGATAGGGCAAAGAGTAACATATAGTGACTATACAGGCAACGAAATATCATCACGTATCAACCAAACCGCAACCACGATACAGATTCAAGCAAGCAAAATAAAACTTGAAGGCTATGTAAGCGTCAACGGTGGCTTTGAGATAGACAATAGCGGTAACGCTATTATGGCTGACGCAGAACTCACCAATACGATCACCTACGGCAACGACAAAGTTGAACTAAAAATTGACGGTGACAGCTTAGAAATTTCAAGATACTTGAATGGTTCGTCGGTAAGTGACGGTGACTTAATTTTATCGTGGGCTACAACGCAACACATTAACGACGATGCAGAAGCAAACATTGGCGTTGGGGGGATTTCTTATGAGGTGTGGAACGGTTCTTCATACGATCTTGTGTTTGACGTAAATGACGATGAAGAAATCACGCTTCTTGGCGCAGTTTTGACCAAAGACGGCAACGGTAAAATCAAACTTGACTATAATGATATAGTTGAGATCAACGCAGATGCTTATATAGGCATTGATACATCAAAGTCGGGCAATCTTGTTTATTTGGGTCATGAATCGGGATCGGGCTACACGGGAAGTTTTATCAACATAAAGGGCTATCAAATCAGATTAGACGCGACAAGCGTGTTGGTAAACGGCAATCCAATACCAACATCAAGCGGCATTTCTATCAGCGATGTTGATAGTCATTATGGCACACAATGGTACACAAAGAATAATTTACAATATCTCAAATGGACTTTACCGTCATTTGCGAGATTAGAGTTTTATTCCAATCATTCGCTGAAAACGGTTTCGCTTGACGACATTATTGACGCGTGCGGATTATAATTTCAAAGGGGGTAACGACATGACACTTACAGAACTTTACGATGAACTTGCAAACACGATCAATAAGGCAGAGCTGCCATTCGATGCAAAAGTATTCGTAGTCCGGAACATTTCTACAGAAATGGAGCAGAAGTACACTGTCTGGAAACAACAGATGCAGATGAAACAGATGCAACCGAATAAAACAGAAAGCGAGGAAAGCACATGAGTTATTCCGAAGCCTACACACCTACGAATTGGGTGAACCTGCCTACTCAGGACACGGCACTCGAAGCAGATAACCTAAACCACATGGAGCAGGGTATCAAGACGAACGACCAACGTATAGCGGAGATAGGAAATAACGCTATGTATGCGTCAGACGTTGCGAACTGCCTTAGCGGTCAGCCGACTTATGACGCTGACACGGGTACGTTTACATTCCCGAAAAAGGGCGGCGGTTCATTCACACTGAATACCGACCTTGAAAAGTTGGCGATCAATTTCGATTTTGACGAGCAGACACAGAAGCTGATTATCTACCTCGAAGATGGAACGACAAAG